GCTCTTCTAAAGTTTGTGAATGAGTAATTCTTTGAAGATAGTCGGCTGCATTAAGCGCTGCAGATTGACCATCGTCATCGTCTGCATATACCGCACAAAGCGCAGATAAACTATAGCGGCGAATATAACTAATAGCACTTCCAAGGCCTTGCGGATCTTGTTTTTGAATAGGGCAGACGGCAGTATCCTCGATCCACTCCCCTGAACTATGGATTAAACGAGTTGTTAAATGGAGTTTATTGTCGTCTGATGGGCTTAATGATTGAAGTATTGCAATGCCATTATCATTGAGTGGTTTTTTGACCGCATCAATAACTGAATTGATATTGGCGTATTTGGATTTAAAATGCGGATTGGTAGAATCTTTGACGGCAAACTTAATTTCTTTTTGCGCCGATACTAAAGCTTCAGCAATTTGTTTAATGCTTTCGGATGTTTTCATCTTATCTTGTCCTTTAAAAGTTTCGTTAAATAATGCTTTCTATTGTAGCATCATATATTCGTTTAGCCCAACGATTAGTTTCATGGTTGTTATAAACATATTTAGCCATGTCTTTAATCGCTTTATTAAACTCATCGCGAATGCGACCTAATTCATCATCTTTAGCGTCAAACAAGATACTATGAATTTTACTAATAAATGGGCCTGAATCTTCAGCGTCAGCATAAAGATCACCCCAATTTTTACATTGGAAAGTTAAATAATATTCAATTAACTCTTCCATGTTTTTAATCTCATCCGAATCATCAAAAAAATCAGGATCAGGATGGTGAAGCGCTTGAATATGAATCTTGTTTTCAACTGAAACTTGATCTGTCATATCAGCTCCGGTAAGTGATTGATTTGTCGTCATATTATACCCCTTTTAGCAATTTGTCTAGTAAAGGGTATAAGACATACAACCAAAGACCAAAATAAGCCCAAAATGCAATTGCGTAAATAACTATTTTCTTGTTTTGTGATTTCATGATTACTCCCAAATTTCAGATTTATAAGGATCAATAGAGCTTTGCACAAATTCATAAGTATTGCTTTGCGGATTATGCTTGAGTTTTGAATTAGGTGCAACAAATTCGTATTTATCCTGTTTATAGTTATATTTAAGCTTGGCATCTTTAGGTGCATAATGCCATTCTTTTTCAATATAGTTATAACGGAGTTTAGGTGATTCACCCCCGACCGCTATGGCCGGGAGTGCAATTAATAATGCGGTTAATAGTTTATTCATTATTCTATTTCCGTTTCAAAAGATGTAATTTTAATAACATCACCATCATTAAAAATGCCATCTGAAACAAATTTTAATAATGTTTGTTTAATTGAATCTTCATCGGTTGAATATGAAACTGCTGAATCTAGTTCGCCACCTAGACCATAAAGAGAAATTTTGATTGCTTCTTGAAATTTTGCCATTTTAGTTTCCTTAAAGTTTCGTTAATAAAAATGTGTTGCTAGGTGTTACTATATACCTTTAAATAATCATGTCAAACTTTTTTTAAAATATTTTTATGCGACAAAATGAACACTTGGCACAGTCTTTGCTTATACAATGGTTTAGGCTTCAATATCCATTAATGGCTAAATGCCTATTTGCCATACCAAATGGCGGCGCTAGACATATTGGAACGGCCATTAAATTAAAGCAAGAAGGGGTTACGGCAGGCGTGGCCGATTTATTCCTTATGATCCCGGCAAATGGCAAACATGGCCTATTTTTAGAGATGAAAAAGGATAAAAGTGCAAAATTACAACAAAATCAAATAGAGTTCTTAAATTTAGCAGAATCAATGGGTTATGGTGCGGAAGTGGCTTATGGTTTTGAAGAAGGTCAAAAAATAATACAAAATTACTTGCAACAATAATAAATTTAGGTTTATAGTGCGAAAAGCATTACAAGATAAGAGAAAGGAAATTAATGCATTATTACCAATACAATATAGCGGATTACCGCAAGGATACAACGCATTTATCATTGCTTGAACATGGTTGTTATCGACAGTTATTAGATCAATATTATCTTGATGAAAAGCCACTTCCGGCTGATGAAGATAAACTTTTTAGATTATTTAACGCAAGGACTGAAGATGAAAAACAAGCTATGCGAAATGTTCTTTTGGACTTTTGGACTAAAACTGAAAGTGGTTATGTTCAAGGAAGGTCTGATCGTGAAATACAAACTTATAAAGAAAGACTTGAAACTGCTAGTAAGGCAGGTCGTTTAAGTGCCGAAAAACGGGCAAATTCCAACGGGCGTTCAACGGGCGTTGATTTAAATTCAACGGGCGTTCAACTAACCACTAACCATAAACCAATAACCAATAACTTAATAACCAATAACCAATACATATCTAAAGACTTTGAAATATTTTGGCAGGCATTTCCTAAAAAGAAAAAAAAGGAAGATGCTAGAAAAGCTTGGAATACGATAAGACCTAATATAGAAGTTGTTCTTAAAGCATTAGAATGGCAGAAACAATCGCCTGAATGGTTTAAGCAAGGTGGACAATTCATTCCATATCCTGCAAGTTGGATAAGATCCCATTCTTGGGAAGATGAAAGGTCTGTTTTAGTAACATTTTAGGAAGAGAGATGATTCTTAATGAAGCAATTTGTTTATCAGCAATTATGTTTGGCGAAGCTCGCGGTGAACCTGATTTGGGAAAAGTTGCAGTTGCTTATACTGCGATTAATCGCAAAGCCGATCCAAGCTATCCGAAATCTATTTGCAAAATAATGACACAACCCATGCAATATCAATTTATTATTGATTATGGGATGCCGTCAGAAAGTCAAATAGCTTATCTAATACCATTAGCGAAAGCAATATTAGATAAAAAGGTAAGCGATCCAACTAGGGGTGCTAAATGGTTTCATACCAAAACAACAAAACCTATTTGGGCTAAACAAAAAGACATTAAGGTTGCTATCGGCAATCATAATTTTTATTAAACAATAAAGGAAAAGACATGATACAAAATACAACAATGGGTAATTTAGAAACTTGGGTTCGTCAGTTAAATGGCGAACTCAATGTTCAAGAAGTTGCTAGAACTAAACCTGAACCTCTCCCGGATGTAGTAGCTCCTTATTCAGTTTTTTTAAGGGCTTATGATAAAGTAGGTCTTTGTGCTGCTACAAATAAAAGACGATGGGCTAAATGTAATGTAGAATTTATTTTTGATGCTAATACTCGAAAGCTTAAAGAAGTAAAAATGATTAATCAAGATGAAGAATAAAGAACCTAATACTAAAGAATGGCTTTTAAAAGTCCACAGGCAAACTCAATTTGATCTTGAGTATCGTAAGCAATTAGCTCAAGATGTAAGTCAGCTTGTAGAAGCTTTAGATTGGATGGTGCAAGGTTTAACCCAAGGCGATCCTCGTTTTGATGAAATACCTTGTGTTAGAAATGCAAAAGTAATTTTAGAGAAATTAAAAGGATAAGATATGAAACAACATAAATGGCATAAAGAAATAAAAGCATGGGCTGATGGTGCAGAGATTGAATGTTTAAATGAAGATGGTGATTGGGTCGATGATTTTCACCCTAATTGGCATAATTGTTTTGAATATCAAATTAAACAACAACCTAAAGAGCCACAATATTTGTATGTGTCGATTGTTTCTAATTCATCTATTGAATTTGAATTAAAAAAAGAATATATCAGAGGAAAATATTTAGGCAAAATTAAATTAGAGGTGGAAGATGGAAACTAAAGCTTGGTTGATAGAAGAGTTTAATAAAAATGGTGAGCTTGTTTGGAAAATGATTTCATTCTTTGAGCCGGATTCAATTCAATGGATGAAAGATATTCGTGGCAAAAGCCATAATTTAGTTATATCAGAACTTGGAGTTAAAAATTCTAAAACAATTAATAACATTGAGAAAAAATATGACTCTAGCAAGTTTGTGGTCGGTCTTTAAAATTGTTGCCTTTATTTTGTGGTTGGTTATATTTTTGGTTATTTCACTTGTCTTATATTTCTTATGGGAAGAGTTTAATGGTTAAATTTATAGATTTTGCAATAAAAATATTAATGATTGGTGGAGTATTTGGCCTGCTATTAGGATTGTCTTTAATGTTAGAATTGGTATTTATTCGATGAGTTATGCTATGGAAGTTTTATTTCGTTATTTAGTATTTGATGATCTTGGTGAGCCAATTCGCAGATTTAGAACAAAACATGAAGCTGAATGTTTTATTTTGCATAAGCCAAATCATAAAATTGAAAGGCTACCTGCGCCACCTAAAGAAAATGTATTTGATTTAATAACAGATGAGCCACCATTTTAAAAAGGATAAGATATGACAATAAAAAAAGTAGTTAAGTTTTTTCTTCAAGGGGTAGTATTTACTTTAGCAGCATATTTAGCTGATCTTCCATGGTGGCAATTTTTTGGAGTTGTTTTTTTAATAATTCTTGGCGATAGAATAGGAAAAGAATAATGACACCAAACGACAAGATAGCATTTAAGCAAGTCATGGATACAGTAACATCTTTGTATCAAAAACCTAATTTAGATATAGACACTTTAAGAGTTTGGTTTGCCAAATTTGAAAAGTTTGAATTTAATATAGTAACTAAAGCTTTTGATAAGTGGGTTGATAATAATAAATTCATGCCTACTGTTTTTGATATTCTTCAGCTTTGTCGAGAAAAGCCAATTGAGTTTGTTCAACTTCAAGCACCTAAATTAAACAATCAGCAAAACAAGGCTCAAGCTGATAAGTTATTGGCTATGATTCAAGAAAAGATGCCCATAGAAGATAAGAAGCTTAAAGACATGAGAGCTTGGGCGCATCGCATAATTGCTAATCCTAAAAATTATCCGGCTATATCTTTAAAGATTGCTAAAGAAGCGGTGAATGCAAAATGATTGCCGTATTATTTGCAAGACAAGATAGTAGATATAAACAATTAAAAGGTTATGATGTTTATGATATTGATCGTGATGCTAGAAATTATAATGGCTCTCATCCTGTTATAGCGCATCCACCTTGTAGAGCTTGGGGTAGATTAAGCCACATGGCTAACCCTAGACCTGATGAAAAACAATTAGCTTATTTTGCTTTAGAACAAGTGAGAAAAAATGGTGGAGTGCTTGAACATCCCAAAGGCAGTAAATTATGGAAAGAAGTTCCTTTGCCAATGCCTAATGAAGCGCCTGATAAATTTGGTGGATTTACAATTTTAATAGACCAATATCATTTTGGACATGTAGCAAGAAAATGGACGCACCTTTATATTGTTGGAATTAAGCCTGAAGAAGTGCCGCCAATTCCATTTAGAGAAGGATCGCCATGGAAAACTATTTGTGGCATAACAGGACAACCGGGCCGTAGATGCACTCAATACGAAAGAGAATATAGTCCTGATGGTTTAATTGAATTTATGACTACAATATGCAAGAAAATTAATAATGCAAAATAAATGGAAAAAGATTAGTCAATATTGCATTGAACGCAATAATTATTATATATCTCGTTACAATCTTGCGGATGGCGCAAATAGATATGTATTATGGGATGGAAATAAGATGATTAAAATACACGATGACGCAAAGGTGCTAAAACATGAAGCAGAGAGATTGGATAGTAACTCTTCAGAATCTACCGGAAATTCAGATTTATTTGGAAGGGCTAATCAAAGATGGAAAAACACCTCAAGTTACGATCAAAGAAAAGGCTAGAGGTCGTTCTATTGAAGCCAATAAATTTTTATGGGGCAGGCTTTATAAAAGCATTTCAAACTTCACAGGATATTTACCAATGGAAGTGCATTTACTTTGTGGGCATCTTTTCTTATCTGAACAAAAAACTATTAATGGCGTTCAAGTGCCTTATGTTAGATCAACAACAGATTTGACAGTTGAGCAATTCAGTTTATATATTCAACAAATTGAATCTTATTTTTCACAGTTAGGATGGTCAATTGACGAATAGGCCTATATATCAAACAACGCGTGATCTTAATAATGAAAATAAGATTAAAACTATTATTGAGCCTAAATGGCGATGTGAATTAAAGAAGCTTCCGTTTGCTTATCATGTTGATTGGATGGCCATGCGGAATAATAGCCCATTAGCTTTTATTGAAATTAAATGGCGCGAAAATTTACCTATAAATAAATACCCGGAATATATGCTTTCATTAAATAAATGGATGCGTGGCAAAGAATATACAAAAGAAACTAATATTCCATTTATATTGATTGTGCATTTTATGGAAGGCACTTATTATATTAAACAAGATAATTTAGAAGTGCGCTATGGCTTTGGTGGCCGATATGATCGTGGCGATGCTCAAGATGTAGAGCCTATGGTATTTATTCCAATTGGTGCATTTATGCCTATATGAGTAATCCTTATAAAATAATAGAACCAACTTGCATTAGTTTTAGCGGTGGCAGAACTTCAGCTTATATGCTTTATAAAATATTAGAAGCTAATAATGGATTGCCTAATGACGCTATAGTATGTTTTGCCAATACAGGTAAAGAAGAAGAAGCAACATTAAAGTTTGTTAATGATTGTTCTGTAAATTGGAATGTAGAAATTCATTGGGTTGAATATTTACCTGACGATCCTAAATTTAAAAAAGTTACCTTTGAAACTGCTAGTCGTAATGGTGAGCCTTTTGAAGCTATTATTAGACATAAAAAGTATTTGCCTAATCCTGTTACTAGATATTGTTCTATAGAGCTTAAAATAAGAACTATAAGTAAATATTGCAAATCTTTAGGGTTTGATGTTGGTGAAAATGATGCTTGGGTAGGAATAAGAGCAGATGAACCTAGGCGAGCCGCTAAAATACCTAGACATAGAACTCCATTGGTAGCTGATAATATAACAAAAGAAATAATTGGTAATTTTTGGGCTAATAATACTTTTGATTTAGGTTTGTCAAATAACAAAGGCGTTACTGCAAATGGAAATTGTGATTTATGTTTTCTTAAATCAAAAATACCAAGTTTAATAAAAGAAAAACCTGAAAGAGCTATTTGGTGGGCTAAAATGGAATCATTAGCTCAAGAAATTGGAAATAATGAATCAGGAATGAGATTTAGAATTGATAAACCTTCTTATGCTCAAATGTTGAAATTTGCCCAAGATCAAACAGATTTATTTGATTTATTTGATAATGGCGATTCTATACCTTGTTTTTGTGGTGATTAATGAACAAAGATGAAAAAGCACATTATGAAAAGCTATCTCAAATTGGTTGTATTGTTTGCCGCAATCTTGGGTTTGGTTATTCAGCTCCTCATATTCACCACATTAGGCATGGGGTTGGATTGGCTATGCGTAGCCATTGGAGTTTGGCTATCCCTTTATGTCCAATGCACCATCAACATGGCGGTTTCGGTATTGCGCTCCATGCGGGTCAAAAGACTTTTGAAGCAAAGTATGGAACAGAATCGGAACTTTTACACCAAACTTTAACAATTTTAGAGGGTAAAATATGTTAGAATTACTGCTC